AACCTTTGAGCTGTGGGAGGAGTCGGGGTTGTGCAAGGTGACGTGGGCTTATGGTCGCCACCAAGTCAAGATGGTTGACGGTTCGGTTTACAAGGTCACTGCCGCTACCGGCAAGAAGCACGGTGGTACTTGGGACATTCTGTTGTTGGACGAAATCTGGGCCATGAGTGAGTCCGCTATTTTCGGCGCGTTACTTCCGTCGCAGATTGCTGTCCCGTCTCCGATGTGTTGGATGACTTCCACCGCTGGAGACGAATCGAGCAAAGCCATGCTCAAACTTCGCGAGCAAGGGTTGAGCCTGATTGACAAGGGCGAACAGGGTGACCTGTACTTTGCCGAATGGAGCCTGCCGTCGGTAGATCCGTTGGACGAACGCTATTGGGGCTATGCCAACCCAAGCCTCGGACGCACCATCACCGTCAAAGGTTTACAAGCGGCAGCTGCTGCACCCGACCGAAACCAGTTTCTCCGTGCCCACTGCAACTTGTGGGTGGCGGCTGCAGCTTCCTGGCTTCCTGTCGGTATGTGGGGTGACCGGGTAGCCGAAGACCTAACCCACGACGGCGGTAACTCAATCCTCGCTGTGGATTCGGCTGTGGACGACTCAAAATACGTCGGGGTCTGGTCACGCAAAAACACCAGCGGGGAGATCCTTGTGTCGGTTCGGTTTACAACGGACAGCATTGCGCAACTGTGGGAACACATTGCCAAAGTGCTTGACGGTGACCCGAAGGTCACACTGGCCATCACACCGTCGTTGGCGTTGCACTGTCCCGAAAAATACATGCGTCGCAAGATTGAGTGGGGCTACGGCGAACTGTTGAAGTGGACGCAAATCGTGCGGTCGCTTATTGGTGAAAACAAGATCAAGCACGACGGCGGTGAGATGCTTGCCGAGCACGTCGGTCGGGCAGTGCTGGTGCGCGCTCAGAACTCGGTTGTGATCTCAAGCCAACGGTCACCCGGGCCTATCGAGGCTGCGCGTTGTCTGATTGCCGCCACCGCTTTGGTGTCTCGCCCACCATCGTCGGGTCGGG